AGTGGCTAATACCCCTGTGCTTGCGTTAATTGTATCCGTTAGAAGCGTACCGTATGGCATATTTATCCTTAAAGAATTACCCAACGTGAGCCTGAACTGACTGTTACCGTTGTACTTGATGCGATTGTATATGGCCCAACTGTCATTGCATTTGTACTTGCTGGAACTGTATACGATACGGTATTAGCATTTGCATTTGTCTGAAAACCTTGGCTTGCATAATGTACAGGTGCTGATAATGTTCCTGTAGATGCGTTATAGCTTACAGGACTAGTAGTCGATATAGATGCAGTTGTTAAATTACCTGATGTTAATGTTGTACCTACAATGTAATATGTGGCATTTGTTGTTGTTGGTGTAATAGTTGCACCTGAAACAATGCCTGTTAATGCTGAACCATCACCAGCATAAGAAGTTGCGGTTAAACGTCCAGTTGATGGCACAAAACTTAATTTAGTTGATGATGTTTTAGCTGGTAAGTTACCAGTTGTTGTAGTTACCCATGTTGGATATACAGAAGTTGCTGTAGTTGTATCGTCTGTAATTGCAATATTGGTTGCATTTGTTGCAGTTGTTGCAGTAGTTGCAGTTGATGCCGCACTTACTGTCAATGTTGCTGGGTCCACCCAACTAGGGGCAGAAGCACCATTAGATTGCAATAAATAATTAGCAGTTCCAGTTGAACCATTTAATGAAAGGGTGCTATTAAAACGTAATGTAGTAAATGTTCCAGCTAAAGGCGTTGTTCCACCAATAGCTACGTTGTTCATATTGCTTGCGGTAGCTGGGTTAATTGTTACAGTTCCAGTACCGGTTGGGGCTAAACTAATTGCCGCATTTGCACCATTTAAATTAGCAGATACATCAACTGTTAAGTTTCCACCGCCACCAGCACCCCATTGTAAGCAAGCCGTTCCACTTAAATTTCTTAACGCACCACCAGCAGAACTAGCGGCATCAAAATAAGGACCTACAAAATTAGTTGTTGCAGTAATTACTGTGCCACGAATAGTATTTGCAGTAGTACCGCCAATTGCTGGGGGTGCAGATAAATCTAATGTGCCGCCCAAGGTAAGGTTTCCGCTAGAAGTAACTGTACCGCTTAAACTAATTCCTGAAACGGTTCCTGTACCACCTACTGACGTTACAGTACCAGTTGTTGGGGTTGCCCAAGATGGAACGCCAGCCGCTAGTGTAAGAACTTGGCCATTGCTTCCAGCGGCCAAGAATGTAGTTGTATTAAGGGCAGATTGATAAGGCAATGAACCAGCCGCACCACCAGCCAAACCAGCCGCATATCCAGTTGTATTTTGGGTAAGGGTGGGGAATGTGCAAGTTGTTAACGTGCCGCTTGATGGTGTACCCAACGCACCGCCATTAACTACAAATGCACCAGCGGCACCAGTATTGATTGCCAAAGCAGTTGCAACGCCAGTTCCAAGGCCAGTAATTGATCCAACAGCCGGTGTAATAGTAGTATTAGTTACGGCAGTTACTTGACCACTAGCATTAGTAGTAAATACTGGAGTTTGTGTGGCCGATCCATAAGTAGATGCAGTTCCAACTGGTGTAATGCTAAATACAGAACCAGTTAATGTAAGACCTGTTCCAGCAGAATAAGTTGCTGAAGTTGTAAATTGTGACCAGTTAAGTGCCGTTACGCCTAATGTTCCACCAGGTGTAGCAGTACAAAACCAAGCACCACCGGCTTGCGTTCCATACTCAATAAAAGTAATAGCTGATACAAAATCATTCCATTGGTCTGCATCTAATGAACGTGTCCAGGCAGTAGCAGAAGCTAAATAAATACCATTATTAGCGGCATTAGTTTGATCTTTAACCAATACACGATCGCCGGCCAATGTAGTATAACTATCAATTGTCTGCAATCCTGACAATGTAATGTTTGTTAAAGTTGCTACAGCACAAGGTTGTTTCCAACTAATACCAGCGGCATACGATTGCAACGCCAATAAATTAACAATATCAGTAGCACCAACAGGTTGAGTAGAAATTGTACCCGTTGTTGTAGATATATTAGTAAAAACCCCAGTTGATGGGCTTGTAGAACCTATTGGACTACTATCTAAAGTAGAATTTGTAATGGTTAACCCTGATTGAACAGGGTTTGCAGTTGCATAAAACGGTAAACCTTGACCAATAAATGTATTAAAAGACCCATCTAAATTGAAGTAAGCTTGAACTGGTAATAAATTCTGTACCGCAGAATTAGATGGGTTGGTCATAAAACTTCCTAATTATTGGGCATCTACTGGTGTTACATACAAAGTTGACGTACCGCTAACGGTAATTGCTGAAACATAATACGGAATAGTTGGAACGGCCAAAACTATGGAAGTATCGTGATTCAAAATATAATCGCCAGGGGTTCCAGCTACCGGATGTACCGCATTTGTTGATGCGGTAGCAATCTTAATGGCAACTGGGTTGGTACCAGTATTGGCAAATTCAGCCCATGTAATTTGGTCATTACTGCTTGTGGTAATTAATACCGGTGTTGAAGCAGTAGTTGTGACCGCAATAACGGTTGTTTTGCCAACTGGTCTAATTCCAATTGTAGTAGTCATAATTAGCCCGCAGTTGTAGGTAATGGACCTTCAAAACGAATAACGTCAATGATGTAGTTACCAGCGGCCGGTGTCAATGCGCCAGCGGTGCAGTTACCAAATTGAACGCTTAATGTATTTGCGGCTGAAACACGTGCATCAGCAACAAAAATACCGGCAGTTTGTGCGCCAACGCATGATACGGTTACATGGTCAGTTGTTAATAGGCCAGCAACAGTAAATGTTTGTGCGGCAGTAATATTTGCGGCAACTTCGGCTGGAGTAATTGATGGTGAAACGTAGAAAGTTTGAAGTGCATTTCCACGTGCAAGGGTAGTAGATGGCATGATGTTTCCTTTTAAGTGAGGATGATTAATTATAAGTCTAAATAGGAAAAAAGCCACCCTTTTTGGGGGCGGCCTTCTTTTTTATTTCATCCCCGGTTAAGGAAGAAATGTTAAGTCGTAACCATAAACAAATACGTCACAAGTAGCGGCCGCACCTTGTGCAGTTCCTACGTTGAAGTATAAGTTTTGTACAGTTTGTGCCGCAGTTGAAGCAACAGTACGTTGACTTACAACTGTTGAGCCTGTACAAGCTGACAATGCGGCGTTAGCTACGATTCCTGTACCACCGGCTGATGGTGCATTAAACAAGCCAGCGGCGGCAGTTGTTAAGCTAGTTGATGCGTTAGTGACGATAACGTTAGAAACCGAATAAGAAGTTGTGTTGTTAATCGGTAAAACGGTATCACCGGCGGCGTTAACGTTTACACCCTGATAAGAAGCTAATAATCGAATTGCTTGATTAGTGCTTAAATTTGATGGGTGATTCGCTACGGTTGTTGCTGGTCCTGGATTTGCCATGATTTATTTCCTTAAAATTTAGTGTTTAAAAATGGGGGAGTTTAATCCCCCTATTTCATTACGATGCGATACGGCAAGCAAGTTCAGGATACAAAGGTGCCCAGCCATACAATACGTCAATACGAGTCGGTATAGAATCGTTGTTGATTGTGTACTGTCTAACTACACGCAATGACAATCCAATTTCTTTGTCGCTTGCACGGCCAGCAAAATGTACACCTTCAGGCAATTCTAAGTCAGCACAAGCCAATGTAAATGCATTTTTATGCATCAAAATGTTTTGTGGTGAAACAATACCTGTGTTGTTAAATGGAGTCACAGTTTGTGATCCGGATGATGTAACGCTTACGTTTTGGAACTGTCCGCCAGTAATAACTGCTGGAACAACAGTAACGGAAGCTGTACCACCTGAACCAATAGCAGTTGTAGATTGAACTACAAAGTTACGTAACTTACCGTAAGATTGACGATTCTGTGGGTTAACTGCATAAACACCAGCGATAGTAAATGTATCACCTTGGTTTAATGTAGCGGCCGCAGAAGTAGCACCTACAGTAATTGTGCTTGAATAAGCCCAACCACTTGATAAGAAGCCAGTTGCAGTAGTTACGTTACAAGCTAAAGTTGCAGAAGCATATGATCCAAAAGTTTGTGAAACAATGTTTTGATCCATAAACCAGTTCATACCACCTGAATCACGACCCATTAAACCTTTAGTATATTGTGCTGAAATCTTTTCATTAGGCACAAATAAACCTTTTAAGCTATCAACAATAGTTGCTGAAGTAAATGGCTCAACAGTACATGAACGTCTACCGTCACGTGGTGCACCTTCAGAATCAAGGTAAGCGGCGGCTGTTAGGTATGTAATTAAACCAGTAGGTGCAGTTCCAGCAGTACCAACGATGTTAGCAGTATTGTTTTTAGCAGTTACTAAACCATCACGGTCCATTTTGTTAGCAATAGCGGCAATACCAGGCTTCAATACACGATCGCTAAACATATCTAAAGATAATGCTAAATCTTGTGTAGTGAACTGTGTATCAACGTGGAATTGTGTTGTCAATGTAACGGGAACTGAAGTCTCGTTAAAATCTTCAACTACTAATTGTGGTCCAGTTGTACCGATAAAACGGCCAGGTCTACGAACGTTTACAGTTTGGCCAATTTTAGCACCAACTACAGCGAACTGATCGTCATAGTTACGGTCTACTTGACCAGTAAAAGTTAATTCGTTTTCCAAAACCATTAAAGCTTCGTTTGTGATTTTGCTTATGGTTAATAAATTATTACTCATTTTAATATTCCTTAAAGATTAAATTAGGTTTAACCTCAACGAATCTTTCCAGCAAGTCTTGCGGCTTTCCATTGTTGATAGGACATATCGTTACCGTCCAAAGCAACATCTGCAACGCCACCAGTTGATCTTAAAGGTCTGATCGGTTCAGGTGCATTAGACTTCGCCGCAACAGTTTTTTTATCAGCTTTAGTTGGGGCTTCAGTTTTTTCAAACTGTGCTTCCAACTTCCCAATTAACTTTAAAGCACTTGGTAATGACATGGAAGTTAACTTTTCAGCCAACTTATCATCGCTTGCAAGTTCATATAGGATTCTTGGTCCTACATCACTTTCAATAATGGCATCCCGTACAGCATCACTTACAACCGCTGAACTTGATGCAACCATTTCTTCGTAATCCGGTAGTTCAGCTTTTGCAATTTCTAACTTTTCGGACCAGGTCTTTATAACCGTATCCCTTTGGGCTTGAAACTCACGTTGCTTAACTTCCATTTCACGTTTTTCCAACGCTTTATTCGTTGACCATTCCGCTAATGCTTCTGCATAATCAAAGGCATCTTTGTAATCGTCCGGTGTCGGCTTTCGATCATTATTGGGTTGACCTTGCGGTGCCCGATTATTTTCTAATGCTGACAAACGTTGTTCTAAATCTTCCCTTTTCATTCGTTCTTCGGCGGCTTGTGCTTCCGCTTCTTTACGTGCTTTGGTTAATTCAGAAAACCGTTTTTCCAACTTTGGGTTTTGCTTCTTTTCTTCTGTTCCGGTCGCTTCATCTTCTACTAATCCTGGTTCACTCTGTCCTTTGTTAACCGCTGGCTCTGAATTATCAGCCACAGTTGGGTTGCCTTCGGAAGCTAAACCTAATTTATTAGCATTGAAATCAGCTAAATTTTCACTTGTTACTATCGTACCAGCCTGTTTTGGCTGTTCTACTACTGGTGCATCTTGTATTTCTGACATGGTATTTATCCAAGAATTAACCCTATGAATAACACCATAGGTAGTGTGATAAAGCTATCTTAATACTATATCTTGTGTTTTGCAACATTACTGCATAAATTGCCCTTGTTCCTGGGGTTGTTGCATTTGTTGCGGTTGTTGTTGCGGTTGCGGTTGTGGCATCATTTGTTGCATATTATCTTCAATACTCATGGCCGCACGATCCATATAGGCACCCTGGTCTTGATTTCTTGAAGCAATTTCCTGTTCTAATCTAGCAGTATCCATGTGGCCAAGGATTAACTTCATCAATGCATCAATTTCTGTCTTATTCTGTGAGGTGACAGAACGGGTATTTTGGTCATGAAGCTTAACTTCTGCCGCCAATACAGCCCTACGATCTTCACCAACTTGACGAACTTGCTCAACATCCTGACGGTTTTTAATCATCATTTGTAATTGTTGAATCTGCTGTGCCATTGCTTCCATTTGTTTTTGGCTGTTAGCCAATTGCATTTGAACTTGTGGCGGAATTGGTGATTTATCGTCAATTTGTGCTAATGGGTTAATAGAAGCTAAACGATCTGCAATGACTTCAGCACCTGGGAAATCCATGTTTCTAAATATTAAGTCACCAGCTTGTTGCATTAATGCTGGGTCAGCACCTAATAACGACATCATAGAATCTACAGCTTCCTGACGTTTAGTATTGTAGCCAGGGCCAGTATCCATAACAACGTCATATTCACCAACAGTAACGTCATTCAGTATCATTTCAATACCATTTTCATCTTGCTGGCCAGTTTTCTGATTAATTGTAGTTAATTCGGGTTTACCATCATCACCAATAATACGCATAACACGTTCAGCGTTATATATTTTAGGTATCAAATCAAGAATAATCCGTCCAGTATGGGCAATTGATCTAGTCAAATTGTCGTAGTAATGGAAGTTGGTCATGTCTATTTGACCTTGTTGACCCTGTAATGCCTTGCCGCTTATGTTGCCTTGTGGTAATTGATTTGGATCAAATATACCTACTACAGCTTGTAAGTCCTGGGTAATAGACTGTGCCGCCGCCATAATTCCAGTAGGCGGTTGTTCAGGAACTTGGCGTATTGGTGGTGGTGCTGGCTGGCCATTAATATCAGTTTGCTTGTAACGTAAGTAAGCATAAGACGTATTGTTTGCACTAGCCCATTCTTGCTCATGGTTTTCGTCTTGGCCTTCTGCCATAATCCATTTAGCCTTGGGTGCCAAAGCTACAGATTCAGTCATGGATGTTTGCCAAAAGTTATACATACGCTGTGGGTCTTTAGCCATACGTACAATACCAAACTTTTTACGCTTGTTATCTACTACGCATTGCTGGCCATAAGTTGGCACGATTGGTATATATTTACCAGCCCAAGTGCCTTCCTCTAGCACCTCCATTGCTGTAACCTTGCACCATTTAATAGTCTTTTTAAGTGTTTTACGGCGGCTTACTTCGTATATTCCAGCACCTTCCATAATATCTTCACTAGGTAATTCGCTTTCATAAGCGGTTGTACCGTCAGATAATAGGACTAGATAAGCACTTTCAATACGGGTATAAAAGTATTCAGCTATACGTATATCGTTCTTTGTTACCCATTCACTATTGCTATCACCAGTTCCACGGGCAGAAAAGCTTCCGCCATCATCAGCATCAGGATACATTTTTCTAAAGTTTTCTTTAGACATCACTACAGTAATCAAACATTTTTCAGCATCAGAACCGTCCGGGGCTGTTGAATTAGGATCAAAGTAAACAGTAAATGGGTTATCAATTGGTTTAATGTAAATTTCTTGATCAAATGAATCAGGACGTACATAGTCAGTAGTTACACGCCAATATCCCCATCCCATACGTACTGCAAAATCATAAGCAGTATCGTAAGCATGGTCAGCATTTGAGTTAACTTCTACGTGTCTGCAAATGCCGGTAATGACCTTAGCCATTTTTGCATCAGTTTCATTATTCATACCCTGGCATTTAATGCGTGGGCGTTGCTGACGTTGTTGATTAGTGATTTGTCTGCAATAAGAATCAAGTTTGTTAATAGTAAGACATGGCCGGGCTTCTAAATTACGGCTATTTTGTATTTCTACAGGCCATTGATCACCGGCCGCAAACTTTATATCATCTAAAGCTTCAGCACGATTAGTAGTGTCGGCTTCTGCCGCTTGTCTTAAAAATTCAATTGCTTCTGCAATTCGGGCATCGCCGTCAGTATCACCGTAATACTTTTTTTCTTCGTAATAATCAGCCATTTTTAGCCCATCCAGTTTGCTGGTGCCCTTTGATTAGCCTTTTGTGGTTGGGCTTTTCTAGGTTCGTTAATCATAAGACCTATGTACCTAAACGCATCGGCACCGTGCGAATATTCATCGTGTAGTGGCTTGGCACTAAACATTTTCGTATCGGGGTCAACGTCATAGCGATAGTGTCTTAAACATTGTAAGCCTTCTTCAGTATTTTGCCTATCAAAATAGCATTTATTAAAGATTGTCCTGGCCGCATTAATACTGTCAGCAACTGGCACCCGGTCCAAGATTTGTACCTTCATACCAGTAGCCCTTACTATTTCTTCTATAGACTTACCAGTTCCCAGGGATTTAGCTTTAGCATCGTGTGGCAACCATATCGTATCAATTAAATAGCCAAATGATTGCAGTTTAGCCATGTAATAACTAATTGTTTGCTGATTATCTTCAAAATAACGCAATAATCTAGTTTCATGGCCAATAAATTGCAGTATCCAACAAGCTGTTTGATCTGCCCAGCCTAAATCGAATACAGCGTGAACACCCTTAGTAGCATCGTATGGCACGTTACATATACGACCTTCTAATTCAGCCATAGTGACTTCTTTAGCAAATATAGCACCGTTAACCGTTTGTCTTGGAATTCCTTCCCAAACGTTGTTATATGCTTCAATATCCCTACCTTGAAGTGATCGGCGTTCTAAATCTAATACTTCAGGAAACCACGGGTTATCTGACCAATTAATCTTTTGTACTACTGCATTTTCCGGCGGACTAATAACAAAACGTTTCCATGTTTCATCCGTAGGTAATTCAGGATTAAAGCTAATCCATATTTCAGAATTGGCCTTACGTATAGTAGGAACCAATACATTCCAGCTATTTGGGCTTACGCTTTGGGCTTCTTCTACCCAACAAATATCAATACCTTCAATAGATTTAACGTTGTTTGTGTTGTTTTTTACGCCAACAAAGATAAATTCAGTACCGTTTATGCCCCTAATACTACGGTCAGTTATTTCATAGTGGGCTTCAATGCCAAGGTTATAAATCTGATCACATAGTAATTTATGTACAGAATCTTTAATACTAGTTTGAAATTCACGGGCACATAGCACCCTTATGGTTTGTTCACAGCCTTTTAGAAGTAATGCCCTAGCTATATTCCAAGACTTAGACCCACCTCTACCACCATAAAGAACACGATAACGTGCGTTAGCTGGCTCAAATAAACATTTAAGTTTGGCTGGGAACCGTGCTTTAGCCTTCGCTTGTTGAACTGTTGCCATTGCTTGGTTCTTCAAAAGTTAATACAAAGCCTGTTTTTAGTTCTACTCCACCTGGGCCACTAATTTCTTGTTTGACTCGATCAGAATAGTTTTTAGGGAATCTAGCGGCCATAGACCTAGACCATAAGCTTGCATTTAAACGTTCCCCATCCTTATGTTCAATCATATAAGACTGGGCTTGTTCTTCCCACCAGGACTGTGCTAAAACCTGTGCATCTTCCAAGGCATGACAAAATTCTTCGTGAGTCTCACGCCATCTGCATAAAGTTCTATAAGAAACATCAAGTTGTGCAGACATTTGTTCAAAAGATTTTCCTAGCTTACCTAGTTCAATGACCTTATCACAATAAATGGGATCATATTCACTTGGACGGCCTACAGGGTTCTTTGTTTCACTCATTTGCTGTTGAATCGCTATTGGCTTCAGCTTCGTTTACATCAGCTTGTGTAGTTGGGCTTTCCTCTACTGCATAGACTTCATTAGTTAAGCTTGTTGGTACGCCAGGCTGGGCTAGTATTGCATTTACATCAGCTTCCAGTTCATCTACTGTCTGTGGGCTGGGATACGGTAAATAAATATTAAAGTCACTCATCTTGTTGTTTTTCTGCTACTTCAGGCGTTGGTTGCTGGGCAATGAATTGCTCGTTAGCTAATGCTAATAATCTATTATGTAATCCTTCTACTGCATCCATAGGAAGTTTTTTTAATCCAG